CGCACTATGTTGTTTTTATGTCCGTGTGCTATTATTAAGCAACATTATGCGTTTGAGGGATAAAAATGCCACGTAAAACAGATTACACGCAAGACTTAGCAGATAAAATCTGCGAAAAAATAAGTGCGGGTGAGAGCTTGCGAAGCATTTGCAAAGATGAGGCCATGCCAAGAATGGCAACGATATTTAGGTGGCTTGCAAACAACAAGTCTTTTAGTGATCAATATGCGCGTGCGCGAGAAGAACAGGCCGAAACTTTGGCAGATGAGATTGTACAGATCGCCGACGATGGGCTTAACGACACTTACTTAGACGAAAACGGCAATCGGCGTACAGATCAAGATGTCATCGCTCGGTCTCGCTTGAGAGTCGAGGCGCGAAAATGGGTGGCTGCGAAGTTAAAGCCAAAAAAATACGGTGATTTCAGTCGCATTGAGTCAAAAGTGGATATGAAAGTAACGAGCGCGATTGATTTAACAGATGACCAGCTTGCCGCTATTGCGATGCAACAAAGCACAGAGTAAAAACCCATATTTTTTGAGACCCCTCATAGTATGACGCAATGCACAATATAGACGCTCAAACAGCAGCGATTGAGTTGCTAAAACGAAGAAAAGCTAGAAAGAGCTTGCTTAAATTTGCTGAGTACACAAACCCATCATACATTGCCGCGCCACATCATGCATTAATCGCAAGCAAGCTAGAAGCTGTGATGATGGGCGAGATCAAGCGGCTCGTTATTTGTATGCCTCCGCGACATGGGAAGTCTGAGTTGGCGTCTCGGCGCTTTCCTGCTTTTTACATGGGCAGGCATGGCGACAAGCAGATAATCGCGGCGTCTTATAACTCTGATTTGTCAAGCGATTTTGGGCGCGAAGTGCGAAATATCGTTGATTCGCCAGAATTTCAAGCGCTTTTTAACGTTAAGCTGTCACAAGATAGTCGCGCTGCGAATCGCTGGCACACAGACACAGGCGGCATGTACGTTTCGGCGGGCGTTGGAACTGCGATTACTGGGCGAGGCGCAGACATCTTGCTTATAGATGATCCATTCAAAGACAGACAAGAGGCAGACAGCGAGATAACAAGACAGCGGGTTTGGGATTGGTACACATCGACAGCTTATACTCGGCTGATGCCAAACGGCGCAGTTATCGTTATTAACACGCGCTGGCATGACGATGATTTGACGGGGCGATTACTCGCAGAGCAAGCAAACGGTGGCGATCAGTGGGACGTGTTGAGCTTGCCCGCGATTGATCCTGGCGGTAAAGCGTTATGGCCCGATTGGTATCCGCTTGATCGGCTGAACGAAATCAAGGGCGTGCTCCCGGCGCGAGATTGGAACAGTCTGTATCAGCAAAATCCAATTCCGGACGATGGAGAATATTTTAAAAAAGACTGGTTTGCCGAGTACGACGATTTGCCAAAAAATCTTAATATATACGCGGCGAGCGATTATGCTGTGACAGACAGCGGCGGGGATTTTACCGAGCACGGCGTTTTTGGGGTAGATCAAAATAGCAACATTTATGTAATTGACTGGTGGTATGGGCAGACAGATTCAGCAACGTGGATTGAGTCGAAGTGCGATTTGATTATTAAGCATAAACCGTCGTGCTGGTTCGGGGAATCCGGCGTCATTCGTAAAGCTGTCGAACCATTCATGATGAAAAGAATGCAAGAGAGAAACGCTTATTGCATGATTGAATGGTTGTCAAGTATTACTGATAAATCAGCGAGGGCAAGATCAATACAAGCAAGAGCGAGCATGGGCAAAGTGTTTTTCCCGCGCGCGACAGCCTGGAAGAGTCATGTTATGACGCAGTTATTAAGATTCCCAGCGGGCAAGCATGATGACGCTGTTGACGTGTTTAGTTTAATTGGGCGCGGTCTAGAGCATGTGAGGGCGGCTAAAAAGCCACGCGAAAGAAAAATTGTTCATGTAGGCTGGATGGGTTGACGCTGCAACAAGATACAGTATAATCAAGTAACTTAACGCTGTGAGAGCGCTGGTATGATACATGACGACGATAAATCGACGGTAAAAGCTAAAAAAGATATTTTAAAGTCTGCTTTAGATAATTTTAAGCTGTCGAGTGAGGCAGAGAGTGCGAATCGTGACGCCGCATTGGACGACTTACGGTTCGCACGTCTCGGAGAGCAATGGTCGCAAGATATTGTCGATAAAAGACTTCGCGAAGGAAGGCCTTGCATGACGTTCAACCGGATGCCCTCGTTCATCCGCCAAGTTGTCAACGACGGCCGACAGAATAAGCCAGCTATCAAAGTCCATCCAGCCGATGACGTGGCTGATCCACAAACGTCAGATGTGATCAACGGACTGATCAGGAATATCGAGTATTCATCTAACGCAGATGTGGCTTACGATACCGGCTTAGACTTTGCTGCGTCATGTGGGATCGGGTATTGGCGTGTTAATGTCGATTATGCGCATGATGACGCTTTCGATATGGATATAGTCATTGAGCGAGTACCGAATCCATTTTCAATCTATGCTGATCACAAATCCACATCGGCAGATAGTTCCGACTGGAACTATTGTTTTGTGGTCGATACGATCTCGAAAGAAGAATTCAAACACAAATACAAAAACGGCAAAGATGTTGATTGGCAGTCTGATCAATATTCGGGGATGGGCAACGATTGGCGAGTTGGCGAGAATATAGTCATAGCTGAATATTGGACGCGAGAAGAAGTAACGCGAAAGATTATCAAACTGTCTGACGGGCGGGTTGTTGACGAAGAATGGTTTTTGGCTGAAGTTCCAGATTCAGAGGCGTTACTAGGCGTCCAAGGAGTGAAAAACGCTGATCTTCTTGCGCAGCAAGGCATCACACAAATTGCGGAGCGCGAAACTAAATCTTACAAAGTCAAGCAGTACATCATGAACGGCGCGGAAGTGCTGGAAGAGAACGATTGGGCGGGGCGTTATATTCCGATTGTTCCGGTGTATGGCGAAGAATTAAATGTTGAAGGCAAGAGATATTTTAGGTCTTTATTCAGAGACGCGAAAGACGCGCAGAGGAACTTTAATTATTGGCGCACGACTACAACAGAACTAATCGCGCTTAGTCCAAAAACCCCATTTATTGGTGCGGTCGGTCAGTTCGATACCGATGCAGACAAATGGGCACGTGCTAATACTGATGCAGTTCCGTACATCGAATACGATCCAGTTAATGGCGCTCCGCCACCACAAAGGCAGCCATTTGCGGGTGTTCCTGCGGGGGCTTTGCAAGAGGCTCTAAACGCCTCCGACGATATGAAGTCGATCATCGGCATGTATGACGCAAGTTTAGGAGCCAGGTCTAACGAGACCAGCGGCAGAGCGATTAACGCACGCAAAGCTGAGGGCGACACATCAACATTCCATTTTTTAGACAATCAAGCGCGCGCAATTCGGCACACTGGGCGCATTATCATCGATTTAATACCTCACGTTTATAACAAGGCGCGAATCGTGCGCGTAATGGGAGTTGATAAGACACCTCAAAACGTGCAGATCAATCAGCAAATACCACAGCAAGACGGTACAAACGCAATTTATGATTTGACGGTTGGCAAATACGATCTAACTGTTGATACGGGGCCAAGTTTCCAAACCAGACGAGAAGAATCAGCCTACGGAATGACGGAGTTAGTCAGAGCCTACCCACCAGCGGCGGCGGTTATCGCGCCACGACTGGCAAAGGCGCAAGATTGGCCTGATTCTGAAGAAATAGCGAAGGATTTGGAGGCCATTTCACCACTTGCGAATCAACAAAACCCGCAAATGCAGCAAATGCAGCAACAATTACAACAAATGCAGCAACAAATGCAACAAATGGGTCAACAGTTACAACAGAAAGACATGCAATTGCAGTCTATTCAATCAGATAAACAATTAGAAGCGCAGAAGTTGCAGATTGACCAATTCAATGCTGAAACAAATCGAATGAAGGTGGCGAAGGAAATCAATCCAGTTCAAACAGGCAAAGACATCGGACAAGATGATATGTCAGAATCGGAGAAGATGCGTTTCGATGCGGATGTTAAATTTGCACTTGAGGAGCAAAAGCAAAAAGGCGCTATCGAGTTGGAGCTAGTTAAGCAACGCGCAGACATTGCGAAAGCGAACACTGACGACATGCTGACGGCAGATGAAAACTTAAATCTAGTGCCCAGTGGAAATGCAAGCGCTATTGTTGCTGCGCTAAGTGAGTTATCACAAAACATGGCAGATTTAAAGCGTAAAGCATCAGCGCCAAAAATGATTATACGCGACGAAAAAGGGCGCGCTGTAGGATCGAGAATAGTTGAGGATGAAGATGACTCAGCAGACGATTAACACAACGGGCGGCGTGACGGGTCAAGGGGATAGTGCTGTCACAGGCGCAGGAAAGATCAATGCTAATTTTACAGAGCTATACGCATCCAATCTTGACGTTGTTATAGTTGTTAAAGATGCCTCAGATTTTGGAACAATAGATAGTTCAAAACTCTACTATTTAGATGGCGTAATTGATATGGGTAGCACGTCAATTACTGTCCCAGCGGCAGGGATTTCGATCTCAGGTGGTAATTTTAACGTTTCTAAACTAACGTCAAGCGATGCTAACTATACGATGTTTGTTTCTGATGCAGGCGGGAGCGGTGATGTTTTTCTTAGCAACATTGGAATAGAAGTAACAGGCACTAGCTCAAAAGTGTTTAACTTAACAGACATTGACGGATTTCATGCCATAGAAATGAATGTTTTAAACTTTAACAATTGCACATCGCTTGGGACTATATCAAGTTATCGGCAAGGATTGGAGTTTGACACAGGAAGGTTTGGCGGGAAGCCAGAATTAACGCTTGCGGGGACGTGGCTTGGTGGCTACACGATAACGACTTCCATTGTGCGGTCGTTGGCTGCTGGGTCATATTTTTTGTATAAAGCTGGCGCAAGTTTTCTGATGAACTCTCGTTTTAGAACAAATCAAAACATCGATCTTCCTGCAAGTGTTGGACTTGTTGATTTTGCAGAGTCAAATTTTGCAAATCCTTCCACATTGCAGTTGGAGGGGGTGATCATTACACGAAATGGCACAAGCAACGCAGATGATGCGCTTTACACGCCTAATATAACAATGTCGTCACTATCATCAAACTGGCGAGACAACGTAGGGCTACCGAATACATTTGTTGGCGGTCGATTATCTCTGTCTTCTGCGATTGCAACAACGATATCTATCATTAGCACTTATTACGATGTTGCTGGAACATTTACATCATCAGATTTAGAGCATTTTGACGTTCCGTCAAATGGACAGCTTCGGCATTTAGGAAATAATCCTAGAGAGTATAATTTGATCGCAGATTTGGTTTTTACAGGCACAGCAAACGATCTTTTACGTGTAAAATTTGTGAAGTGGGATAATTCAGCAAGTGGATTTGTTGATATCTCAACGCAATTACGAAGAGTTAATTCAACCGCTGGCGCTGCTGATTCAGCATTTTTTACGCTATTTTTCCCGCTTGTTTTAGATATAAATGATTACGTTAAGTTGCAAATTTCAAATACGTCTGGTGCTAGAAACGCGACTTTAACGGTTGATTCTTTCTTTACTCTGCAAGAAAGATGATTTATTTAGGTCAGCCTGAAAGATTTTATGGCGAAAATTGTTGGTCTTGGGGCGGCCTCGATATATGCACGACGACAGGGGGGTTTTGGGTATCTGACGTAAAGAGATCGACGACAATACAAGACGATAGAAAAAGGTTGGGAATTGTCGTAAAAGAAGTCAAAAAGGTAATTAAAAAAGCCGTAAAGAAAACAATTAAGGAATCGAACGACGAAAAAGCATTACAAGTTTTTGAGGCTGATTTAAAAAAACTCGATATTCAAATTAAGCCGAATTATCAAGATGCGTTTTTGGCTTATAGAGACAGAATGATAATGTCCGACATTGCAAGAAAATTACAAGAACAATCAGATCAAGACGAAGAGGATAGTATTTTTTTATTGCTGTAACCCGATGACAAGACGGATTCTTGTTAAACGTCGCGAGACGCAGAACCTAAAGGTACCGAACCATGGAACAACCAGAAATGGACTCCGAAGTAGCAGAGGATTTGCTAACTGAGGAAGACAATCAAGATGTTGACTTATTAGCAGATTCCGACAATTTGGATGATGAAAAACAGACCGAAGAAGAATCCGAAGAAGTGGATATCGACGGCCATAAAATTTCTCTACCAAAAAGCAAAGCCGAGAAGTTAAAAGCTGAACGGCTAATGCAAGCAGATTACACGCGCAAGACTCAAGAAGTGGCAGATCAGCGCCGGGTGATTGAGGCAGAGCGTGAGCAATTTCAAAGACAAGTACAAGAGCAACAGGTATTTATTCAAGAAATTGCGCAATTAACGGCTGTCAATAACCGAATAGAGCAATTCGAGCAAATAGACTGGACTCGTTTATCAAACGAAGACCCAGTGGAAGCTCAAAAGCTATTTTTCGAGTATAGCCAACTCAAAGATGTACGAAATAATTTGCATGGTACTCTCACGCAAAAGCAGCAGCAAAGACAGTTCGAGGAACAGCAAAAACATGCCAAGAGACTCGAAGACGGTCGCCTTACGCTTGAAAGAGAGATTAAAGATTGGTCGCCAGAATTAGCGGCGAAGTTAGCAGTATTTGCTAGGGATGAAGGTTGGAATGATGCTGAAATTACCAACATCACACCCGCGCAGGTAAAGCAACTACACAAGCTATATATTGGAAGCCAAGTTCTTAAAAAGCAGACCGAAGCAAAGAATGTAACTCAGATTAAGCCAGTCACTAGAGTTGGTTCGACTTCCTCAGTGAAGAAAGACCCAACAAAGATGACTGACGATGAGTTTAACGCTTGGCGTAGGTCACAAATCAAACGTTCTCGATAAGGAATATTAAAAATGGCAAACTCTTTTAAGGTGATTGATATGGTGACGCGAGAAGCGTTACGTATCGCACATGAAAAACTCTCGTTTATTGGCACAATTGACCGCCAATATGATGCATCGTTCAAAGACACAGGCAATGGCAAGAAAGGCGCTTCTTTACGTGTTCGAGAACCTAACCAATACACCCGTCGCACTGGTTCTCGCGTGATGGATGTTCAAGACCAGGCAGAATCGAGCCAAACAATTACCGTCGCAACTCAGGATGGTGTTGATATGCGATTCAATTCGGCTGAGTTGATCCAATCTGTCAATTCTGACGGTGCGTTCAATGACTTTTCCAAGAACTACATTGCGCCAGCCGTGGCGACGTTGTGTTCTGGTATTGAGGCTGATTTCTTGGCCTATTGCACGAAAGCGACATATAACACCGCTGGTACTGCTGGTACTCCACCAACAGACTTAGTTGCAATTGGCGCGGCTCGCGCAAAGTTAAACCAATATCTCGCACCAAAAGACGGAAACCGGTTTGTTCAAATGGACTCCGTTACGATGGGCGGCATGGTGAACGGTTTGAAAGGTCTTTTCCAAGACTCGTCGCAAATCCGTGAACAATATCGCGAGGGTATGATTGGTCGCACTGGTATGGCTGACTTCTATGAAAATGAACGTGTTTGGACGTTGACAAATGGTTCTGACGTGACAGGTACAACCGATGCAGCGGCTTTGGTAACGGACGGTGGCAATACGTTGGATATGCATACCACTATCGCTACAACAGCGGTTAATGTTGGTCAGGTCTTCACGATATCTGGCGTTTATGCGTGCCATCCTGAAACTAAAGCAGCTTATTCCAGTTTGCAACAGTTCACTATTACCGCGATTGGCACTACGACTGTAACCGTTTCTCCCGCTTTCATTTTGACAGGCGCGAAAAAGAATGTCGTTAGCTCTACTGGTGGCACATTGGCAACTACAGACTTCAATAGTAAGACTTTGACGTTTGTTGGTGCTGCTTCTACGTCATACACTCAAAACCTGATGTATCACAAAGAAGCATTCCAGTTCATCACCGCAGACCTTCCTTTGATGGACGATGCAGTAAAGTGTGTTCGCCGTACTCAGGATGGCTTGAGCTTGCGTGTATGGCAAGCCTCCGACATCCGAAACGATGAGCTTTTGATGCGTATTGATATTCTTTACGGTATGGCTGCATTGCGTCCGCAGTGGGCTTGCCGTATCACGAGCTAAGACAACCATTTTAATTAAGGAGTATGAATTATGGCTATTTCTTCAGATTTGGAACGATTGGGCTACGGCTCACCTGCTGGCTGCATCGCGACAGGTCAACACCAACAAGTAATTCAAAATGTTGGAGCGACTCGCACACTGTTGCCTGAAGAATCGGGTGCGTTATGCTTGTTTGACCGCGCCGCTGGGGTTGTTTATACCTTACCAACTCCGGTTGAGGGTATGCAATTCACCTTCAAAGCGACCGTCTCTGTAACTTCCAACGCTTACAAAACCATTACTGCGGCGGCAACTCAGTTCTTGGTCGGGAAGGTAATGATCGGTGATACAACAGTCGCGCAGTCTGGTGACGTGTTCACCGCTGATGGGACAACTATTGTCGCGATCAGTGAAGACGGAGCAACTAAAGGTGGCTTGATTGGTAGTGAGTACACGGTAACAGCGATCTCTAGTACGCAGTGGGTTATCACTGGCGTAACTCATGGCGCTGGTACTTTGGCGACACCATTCGCAACATCTTAATGTGAGAAACTCCCCCAAGGCGAACCTTGGGGGAGTATATCGGAGGCTATATGGTAAGAATGAAACACGAAAAACACGGTTTCACACACGCAGAAAACGTCAATCAAGAGAAGTATTTGATGGAATTAGGTTGGACTCGTGAAGAGGAAAAGAAAGAAGATTCTCCGAAAGAAGAACACTCAAAAGAAGAAGTCCAAAAGAAGCGCGGCAGACCTATAAAATAAAGGCTGAATATGCAAAAGTATATCGACTCTGTTCAAGGTGAAACAGGCACAGCAATATCAGGTGCAACGGTTCGGATTTATGACACTGGGACAACGACGTTAGCGCCTATTTACTCAAATAACAGTGGTTCATCAAAAGCAAATCCAATGACCACGGACGACGATGGTATGTTTGAATTTTATGCGGCTGATGGTCGCTATGATATCAATGTAACATACGGCACAACGACAAAAACAATATCAGATGTTTTGCTCGAAGACCCTGAAGACGATAGCTCTAGTGATATTGACTTTACTCCTAGCGGAACAGGTGCAGTTACGAGATCAGCACAAACAAAGATGCGCGATTATGTATCCAGTGGCGATCATTCAACAAGCCAACAATCTGCCATTGACGCGATAGGAAAAACCTTTTTTGTTCCAGCATCGGCAACTTTAACGCTAACAGTACCAACAGACGTAGCCACTTTAAACGATGCAATAACAGGAATACAGAAATGGGTCATTCCTTCTAGCTCGTCTGTCACTATCAAAGTTCCGTCTTTGTCTCTATCGTCTCCGACGACATTCTCTCATGCATACGGTGAGCGTGTTTTTATTGAGGGGAATACAGCCAAAGTTACAACTACCGTGAGTGCCGCTGGTGCCGTTACAGGATCGGCAGGGGCTTGGTCGGTGCCTCTAACCGTTAATAGTGCAACTGGAATTGCAGCGAACGATTACGCAATTGTTTCTGCTGTAACTGGGACGGGTGCTTATAAGCAGTTTCTAGGCTTGTGTAAGATATCAAGTGTAGTAGGGACGACGGTTACTGTTCTAAACACAGATAAATCAGCGGCATGGGCAACGGCTTCACTTTCAACGGCAAATCTAACGGTGGTTAAAAACATTATCACCTACACCGGCTGCGATGGGTTCCGCATTGATAGTGCCTTGGGTGGCTTGTCTAATGTTGTGATAGTTGGCAATAAAACTGCGGGGACAATTGGGCTAATCACGAATGGAAAAAGACTGGTTACGTATTTTGTGGCAATGCTTATGGTACAGGCATTACTGGTTTCGGTGACGGTGGGGTGTATGCGCAATACGGCGGCACAGTAGATGGCACATTCTTGGCTGTGGCTGACTGCCTGATATATAACGCATATAGTCAACACGGCGGTCACATCATTATGAATGACGGCATTTCAAATGGGTGCTTAGAGGCGGGACTTGCGTCTTCAAATTCTGGCGATATCTCATTTGAGCGCGGAAATTCATGCGGTAATGGAACTTACGGTATATTCACTTTTGGTGGTGGGTCAGTATTAGCGAAAGACGCATACGTGTGGCATAACGTAAGCGATGGGTGGCGCACAGCCTGGGGCGGTGCATTGAGAGCCGACAATATAAACGCACAGTATAACGGCGGGAATGGCGGGTTTAATGTTGGCGGCTCAGCGATTATTCCAACTGCGGTGGCGTCCAATAATTCTTCGAGCGGTATAACAACAGAGGGCGGCGGGTCAGTTTATGCAAACGGGCTAACTGCGTCGAGCAATGCATCTTCTGGCGTGTATAACGATGGTTCTATTTTAGATGCACCTAGCTCTACAATGTCCTCGAACGGCGTTAATGGGCTAACTACAACAAATGGCGGGGTTTCTCTATGTAATGCACTAACAGGCACAGGAAACGCAACCTATCTCGCGTCGGCATCAAAAGCCGGGTATATCAGGGCGACAAGTGCGTCTGCTGCTGGCGTTACATTCTATGCTGACAATCACGGGTTTATTGATATTACCAGCGCAACGGGGTCGCCTACTTTAACGACAGGAGCAGGCGGCAAGGCACTGACAACCGCGGGCGTTTTACAGTGGGGGTCTATAAGTACCGTCACAGCAACGACGATAACAGCGGCTACCTCTTTATATGTTGGCGGCGCAGCAGGTACAACGCTATTTCAAGTTAAGAAAGACTCGACATATAATTCGGAAGCAAGTGGCGCGTTTAGTTTTCAGAATTCAACCGACCCGCTGAAAATGCTTGTTGGTGGTTATGACGACACTAGGGACTATGCTTATTTACAGTCTGTTAGATCGACATCGGGGTATAAAAATCTTGCTTTAAACCCGAACGCTGGTAATGTTGGCATCGGCTTGACTACAAGCGCACCGACAGCGAGACTACACCTTCCAGCTGGTGCGTCAGGGGCTAATAATGCACCGCTTAAATTTACGAGTGGAACTAATCTCACGACAGCGGAAGCGGGAGCGATGGAATATAACGGGACAAACTTATTTTTCACGCGATCAGGTACGACACGCGAGGGAGTTCTTACTCAATCGGCTGTGACGACCGAGGCACTTACCTCTGATACGTCTGTCACTGTTAATATAGGTGGGACAACCTATAAGTTGCTCGCTAAAGCGTAAAAGGGGTATGAAATGCCGATTATATTAGTTTCCTCGCCAACAACGCCAACTTACGCCACGTTGCAGACGAAC